GAGAAATTATGACTGTTTTTATTAATAAAAAGTTTGAAACTGTTGATGATGGTATTGAAAACCTGATTGCAGCTGCAATCCATGACTACTCTAGCCAATCTTATCGCTCTAGTGAGAAGATGAATAAAGAATTTGCAGATGGGTTTGTTGTTAAAAAAGGTAAAAAGTACATCAAAATTTTGACCAATAATGGTGGTTCTGCTTGGGGGTTTGTTGTCAATACTGATGATGATAAGTTGTTTAAGAGGGGCGACCTTTTGATGTGTGCTGGGTGGGCTAAACCTGCTAGAAACAAACCAAGAGGAAATGTCCTTGAGGGTGGATATGGAATCGAGTGGACAGGCCCACAGTATCTTTAAAAAAAAAGAGATAGTTATGAATCAATTTACGGTCACTGGTGGGAATAAATTTCAGAGAAAAATTTGCAATGATGTTGTTGTTTATTTGACTAAGCGTTTATTGCCACGTTACAGAACTCTATCCATTGCTGTCAAACTGAAAAAGTTCAGTGCAAAAGGAGAAGAAGCAATTGGATATTGTTTGATGGAAGATGATAATCGTAATTTCATCATTGAGTTGGAGAAAACGATGAAGCTCAAGGAACTAATCCTCTGCCTCTGTCACGAATTTGTTCACTTAAAACAGTATGCTCGAGGCGAGATGAACTTCACTGCTGAAAAATGGAAGAAGTCAAAGGTTAAAATTGACACTCCATATATGGACTTGCCATGGGAAAAAGAGGCATACAGGCGAGAAAAAATTCTCGCAGACGAATGCTGGGACAATGGGATTATATGATGAATACTAAATGGACAAATGTAGACTATACCGATTTTAAAAATGTTAAAAGGGCAGGTTATAGGTATACTGAGTTTATTGATTTTGATGATGATGAATACGGACTGAGTTCCGAGTGTATCGTTGGCTCAATTATTCCATCATTATCTCTCCACACATCAAATGAAGATGTCGGCATGAAATACTGTGCGACTAAAAGAATAGATGATACCTTGAGACATACACATAACATGTACTTTGAGAAACTTACGGAGGCGATGATATGGATAGAGACATATGATAACAATAACAACAAAAAATGATTACGGCGAAAAGGAAACTTTTGAAAAGTGGAATGGCAAGTTTTACAAGGAAAGTGATCTAGACGAAATTGTCAAGGTAACAGAAGATACCGCAATATTCCGTCCAGATGCGACACTCGCCGGCGATGGTGTGCCTATCGCGTATGTGGTGACTAATGCATTTCCAAATGACCATGTAAGAGACATTCTGTATGGGATTGAGCTGAGCTCAGTCATGAGAGCAAACTGTTCTGGCCCCATTGATAAAGAAGAAATGGCAGCCAAAGGCTTGATTGAGGGAGAGCATTACAAACTTCGAACACCAAACTCTTACCATACTCGCACTAAGAATGGTGGGTGGGGTATGATTGCATATGCGAATGAGATTAATTCAGTCATGATTGGCGTAAAACGAGGTCGGTTTACAGGAAAGATTAACATATCAAATCCTGACAAATGGGAACTGTTAGAAGAGTTGTGTGTGTATGTGGAGAAAGCATTTAATAAAGCTACACCTGAGATATACAAGAGACAACGTAAGTTTGCAGAAGAAGCAATTGCACCAGAACATAGACATGGAATGATAACAACCCTATCAGCAAACAGGTACAGCGCAATGCAGAGTACGGCTATGGCCGTACACTCTGATGGCAAGGACGTTGAGTATACCACGATGAGTTGTCATCGTCAGGGGGACTACACAGGTGCTTACCTATCATTCCCACGTTGGGGTATCGGCCTAGACCTACCAGATAATGCGGTATGCATCGCTGATTCTAAATCCTTACATTGCGTTACACCTATCTATGGTGCGGGCCAGAGATTTACAACGGTATGCTATACAGATAGGTCTTGTGCAACGCAAGGAAACATGGGGAAATCTGAACGGCTCATTGGTCGGTTTGCGAAAAAAGAAGTGGGGAGTTTAGAAGATTTTATTTAGGATAAGAGCATTGACTTTTTCCCTACCAAGTGGTATTATAACACTATGAATTTTTACACTAATGTATTGCAATATGGCCAGTCAATCCTAGTCCGAGAAGTTTTAAATGGAGAACGAACAACTCGTAGAGTTAAATACAAACCAACTCTATACGCACCAGTTGGTTCGCCTACTCCTTATAAGACATTAAATGGGAAATATGTAACCGATATAAAGTTTAATTCTATTCGTGAGGCTCGCGATCATGTAGAGGCATACAAGAGTCAGCCTGAGCTTATCTATGGCAACACTCAATACCCATACAACTATATTGCTGACAATTATAGCGGCAGGGTAGAATGGGACATGGAGCAGTTGCTCATAATGACGATAGATATTGAGGTCAAGTCAGAGAATGGTTTTCCATCTCCTATCGAAGCAACTGAGGAATTGTTGTCAATAACGATTAAGAATCATCAGTCCAAGAGGATTGTTGTGTGGGGTATCGGCGACTTTAAAACAGATCGTGATGATATAACTTACGTCAACTGCGAAAGTGAAGTTCATCTTCTTAAAGAGTTCCTTGCATTTTGGGAGAATCACATTCCTGATGTAATCACGGGCTGGAATTCAGATTTTTTTGACATTCCCTACATCTGCAATCGAATCATAAATTTGTTTGGTGAGGACGAACTAAAACGTCTATCGCCATGGCGGTCTGTGAGAGAGCGTGAAGTCTATCAACTCGGCAGAAAGCATCAGACGTATGAGATTGCTGGTGTGGCTGCTCTTGATTACTTTTCGCTATATAAAAAGTTCACATACACAGCACAAGAGTCGTATCGATTAGACCACATAGCGTATGTAGAATTGGGTGAACATAAAACCGGCAATCCTTTTGAGACATTCAGCGAGTGGTATCAGAAAGATTATCAATCGTTCATTGAATACAACATACAGGACGTTGAGATTGTTGATCGTCTGGAAGACAAGATGAAGCTAATTGAGCTGTGTCTTACTATGGCATACGATGCAAAAGCCAACTATACTGATGTGCTGGGTTCGGTGAAGTATTGGGACATTCTTATCTACAACTATTTACGCGAAAGGAACATTGTCATACCACAAAAAGTTTCGCGAGAGAAAGCAGAGAAGTTCGAAGGCGCATACGTCAAAGAGCCACAGGTGGGTATGCACAAATGGGTGATGTCGTTTGACTTGAACTCACTGTATCCCCATCTAATCATGCAGTACAACATATCACCAGAGACATTGATTCCCAGCAAACCAGAAACGGGGTTGGTGGATAAGTTGCTCGAAGGTAAAGCACACAATAAAACTAAACACTGTATGACACCTAATGGTGCGTTCTTTCGTAAAGACAAACGTGGGTTTCTTCCAGAACTGATGGAAGGCATGTATAATGATCGTGTCAAGTACAAGAAACTTATGTTGAAAGCGTCACAGGAATACGAGAATACCAAAGACCCTAAGTTGTTAAAGGATATATCCAAGTACAACAACATTCAGATGGCGAAAAAGATATCTCTCAACTCAGCTTATGGTGCAATCGGAAACAACTATTTCCGATACTACGACTTGATGATTGCATCTGCAATTACTACATCAGGGCAACTATCTATTCGGTGGATTGAGAAGTCTCTCAATATCTACCTTAATAAACTATTGGAGACAAAAAATGAAGACTATGTTATTGCTTCGGATACAGACTCGGTATATATCACTTTTGACAGGTTGGTTGATAAACTGTTTGGGGAGGGAAAAGAAACTAGCGCTATTGTCAACTTCTTGGATAAGATTGCAAATGAGAAGCTGGAATCATTTATTGAAAGGTCTTATTCTGCTCTTGCTAAGATAACAAACGCATACGAACAGAAGATGGTTATGTCGAGAGAGGTTATTGCAGACAAGGGCATATGGACTGCAAAGAAACGATACATTCTCAATGTCCACGACAGTGAGGGTGTGCGATACAACGAACCCAAGCTCAAAATCATGGGTATCGAAGCCGTCAAGTCATCGACTCCACAAGTATGCAGAAACAAGATTAAAGAAGCACTCAAGATCATAATGAACGAGGATAGCGATGTGCTAAATACATTCATACAAGACTTTCGGAGTGACTTTATGAACTTAGAACCAGAAGAGATTGCGTATCCACGATCAGTGAATGGTCTGGAGAAGTTCTCATCATCAAACGGTATGTTTGCAAAGGGAGCGCCTATACACTGTAAGGGAGCTATTCTATACAACCACCTACTCAAACAGAAGAAACTAACGAAGAAGTATCCTCTGATACAAGAGGGGGATAAGATTAAGTTTGTGCATCTGCGTCAACCCAACGTGTATACCGCGAGTGCATTTTCATTTATCACTTTCTTTCCAAAGGAACTGAACTTAAAGGATCGAATAGACTATGACACACAATTCACTAAATCATTTGTTGAACCATTGAAGTTTATCTCAGAGAAAATAGGCTGGTGGATAGACGATAGTTATGGAACACAGGGTACACTAGACGGATTTTTTTAATATGATTGACAAAGACCACATAATCGCTAATCTTCGGAAAGTCTATGATCCTGAGATTAGCATTAACATATATGATTTGGGATTGATATACGATATAGAAACGTGGGACGGAGATTCTAGTGTGGACATTACGCATACGCTGACTTCTGCATTTTGTCCGTTTGCTGATGAGATTGTTAGCAACATACGACAAGCAGGAATGATTGAGGGTGTAGATGTTGTAAATGTCATAACCACATTTGATCCACCATTTACAGTAGACAATGTACCAGAAGCAACAAAAATAATGATGGGCTGGTAATAATAAATTTAGAGAACTTAGAATAATATGAGATATCACAGATACACATTAGATGATCTAAAACAATCATCAGACCGAAAACTATTCACTTACATATCATTCTTTGCAGGAGGTGGAGGAAGTTCCGCTGGATATAAACTTGCAGGCGGCGAATGTCGTTTCGTGAATGAGTTTCAACAGGTCGCGGTGGATACCTATCTAGAGAATTGGCCCAACACACCTCATATTTGTGGTGATATCAAACAGGTTACTGGCGCCAGGATCATGGAGATGACAGGACTGAAGGTAGGAGAGCTGGATATACTAGACGGCAGCCCACCTTGTCCGCCATTCTCTATGTCGGGAACAAAACGAAAGGGCTGGAACAAAGAAAAGACTGCGTATGGCATGAAGCAACAGAACATCGAAGACCTGACATGGGAACAGATACGCATTGCAGGCGAAATGCAACCCAAAATCATTGTATGCGAGAACGTCAAAGGTCTGACAATGGACTACGCGAGAGAACATCTGTCCAAGATGGTACGAGACTTCGAAGCACTCGGATACACCACAGTATATAAAGTATTGAATGGTATTCATTACGGAGTACCTCAAAAGAGACAACGAGTGTTCATATTGAGTGTGCGAAATGATGTCATAGACGAGATTGGTATGCCATGGATGCTACTTTCATCAATCTATCCAGAAGCAATGATTGAAGAAGAGCCGACCATAGAGGAAGCAATAGGTGATTTGCGGAATGATGAAGAGAACATGGTAGAAGCTCACGAACTGTGTGAGATTATGAAAAAGAGTGCAAAATACAAATGGCTCAAACGTCTACCCAAGAATCCAGACAAAGTGGTATCAGTGGGTGATGATGTGGTGAGTCCTTGGTATGACAAGGTAATACGACATCGTGCGAAATGGGGTAAGACCGTACCAGAACACAAGAACTCATTCTTTCAGTCAAGACGAGTGCCATGGCATCAAGCGTCACATACGTTATCGGAACAAGGACTTCAAACCTCTCTCGCGGTACATCTACACGCAAGTGAGGACAGAGTATTCACCACCAAAGAAAGCAAACGACTGATGACACTACCAGAAGATTATATATTAACAGGCACATTGAACCAACAACTCGCTCGAATAGGCCTTATGGTTGCACCTATGTGTATGAAGTATGTCGCAGAGGGTATCTATGAGACAATACTTAAACCGTATAATGAGAGATAATAAGATGAACAAACAAATAATAATAACATGGATATGTATAATGGCTGTATTACTGACCACAATAGTGGCTATTGAAAAAATGCAACTAAAATACGCACCATTATCAGACATATGGATTGTATTTCCATGATGAGAAAAGGAATATACATTGAACAGCTCAGAGAGTTCTGAAGAGAATGAAATGGAATATATTGTTATTGTTAACAGTAGCCGTATTTCCTGCATATGCGAATGATTACTATACAGGGATTAAGGTTGGAATAGAAGAATCCAATACCAGTTCCAGTGCGTCAACTAAATTCGGTATCATTCTTGGTAAGCGTATTCATAACAACTTTGATGTAGAGTTTGTCAGCAAAATGAAATCCATTCACTCAGGTGGCAATGGAACAAAGATAGAAGGGGGACTGATAAGTAAGTATAGACCATTCTATATAAGAACCGCGATAGGCAACAAATACGTCAGTGGCCGAGACAACTTCGGGTATTGGTCAATAGAGGGTGGAAGTAAGATTAAGATTGCTGATAAGTGGAGTGCAGCGGCTGGAATACGATTCCGTAATGCATTTAACACGAAACGCAATCAAAAAGACCATACATTCAAGATGGAACTAGGATATAAGCTTACAGAATTCATAGGAATGAGTGTTTCATACGACCTTAAACGAGCGAGAGACAGTGACGCGAATAGCTACGGAATAGGACTGAAGTATGAGTTTTAATATGAAAAAACGTATTCATATTAACATGCATGTCATAAGAAGAAATAAAAAGACAGGAGAACGTCATCCTGTAATAACATGTAAAACAAGTAAAGCCAACACCTATGGACATAGAGTGAAGATACATGGAGACAGTGAAGTTATCTATTCACCAGATAAACCATTGTCGTGTGGTGCTAGAGTGTGGATAGAAACACATTCACCAGTAACAGTATATGATTTCAACGATAGAATAGAAATATTATGACACATGAAGCATTTGTATATCTCTGGTATGATGCATTGAATAAGATGTTCTATCTAGGTAAGCATAAAGGCTCACCAGATGACACATACACACATTCATCATCAATATGGGAGT